ACTACATTAAGTACTTGCATTCTATCCAAGACCCAGAGCTACGACGTGCGTGGCTAGAAGGTTCATGGGAAGGCTTTGGTGTAGAAGGAGCGTACTACAAGACACAACTAGACCTAGCAACACAAGAGAACAGGATAGTACCAAACCTATACGACCCAATGCTACCAGTGTACACATGGTGCGATCTCGGTATGGCAGACTCATTTGCTATAGGTTACTTCCAAATAACGCCACGAGAGTACAGGTGCATAGACTTTGAAGAGTTTGAAGGTGAGAGCCTACAGGAAGCTATTTCAAGAATGAAACACAAGCCGTACACCTATGAAGCACACTACGCACCACACGATATAGAAGTGCGAGAACTAGGCACAGGAGTCTCCAGAAGGGACACAGCACGCTCTTTGGGGGTAGATTACAACGTAGTACCTAGAAGAGCTATACAGGAAGGTATAGACGCTCTGAGGACTAAGTTCTATAAGTTATGGTTTGACGAGGTGAAGTGTGCAACCTTGTTGAAAAGACTACGACGTTACCATAAGGAATGGGACGAAAAGCGAGGAGTCTTCAAAAACAAGCCAGCTCACGATGAAAACTCTCATGCAGCAGACATGATGAGGTACTTCGCAACTACAGAGATTTACCGAGTAGACCGATTACAAGAACAAAGGATACTCGCTAATCGCTCAAGGAACAGAAGTATGGTATAATAATAGCGTATATTAACCGCTGAAAGCAGTTGCGGCACTAAGCTTTTCATCATGCAATCAATCCAAGGAACAATTAGGCAAGAAGTGAACGACCTAGTTTATAACTCTGTACGTGTAGTTGAGGGTTACTCTTTCAACCAGTACGAGACTATAAAGCGTATTCACTTGTACATGAACTCACAGTTTTACTCACCGACTAACAGCAGTAGTCCTTTCTCCACCGACAACAACGGTGCTGACCGTATCTTTTTTAATATTACACTACCCCGAGTACGAGCAGTTGCGCGGTTTTTTGATATAGACGTGAAGGATGTACGCCTAGACGAGATAGAACCACAGTCAGAGATGGCAATTCACCTATTGAACAAGGAATTTGAGCGTTTTGCTAACAAGGTTAACTTCTCAGAGGATCTAAACGACATGATTATGCCACTTGTTACCTACGGTACAGTAGTTCTCAAGGTATTGGACGGTGGAAAGCCAGAGGTTGTGCCACTCAAGGACATATTCTGTGACCCTAAAGCCAAAAGCCTCAAGGACAGTCGTTTTGTGACCATTAAGCACGTGCTGACACCTACACAACTACGAGAAAAGGTAAAACAAGGCTGGGACGCAGAAGCTGTAGAAGCAGTTATTGAACGGTCAGGACGCTCAGCATCAGCAGAAACCTACGAAGATGACGGTAAAGACGTAGGGACAACATCAAGCAAGCTTATTGAGGTATACGAGCGTTATGGGTATACACCAAAGTGGATGATCGAAGGAGGAGACAGTGAAGAAGAGATCATGAGCCTAGCTATCGTAGCAGAGCCTTTTGACATTGTAGTAGATGAACATCAAGACGGTACAACAACCACACATGACATGGGGCAGTGCCTATTCAAGAGCAAGTGGACTAAAGATGTTCCTGTTATCGACCACCACCTAGTCAAGACAGAAGGACGATGGATGGGTATTGGTATTCCAGAGCTTCTATTCGATACACAGCAACGAATGAACGAAGTAGCTAACCAGAAGCGTATCTCAATGCAGATCTCAGCACTTCACCTATTCCAGACAGCAGATCCTACAGTACTCAACAACATCCTTTCAGACCTAGAGAACGGAGATGTCATCAAGACCAAGAACCAAGGAGCACTTACACCTATCGTCAACGAGGAGCGTAACCTACCAGCGTTTAATAGCGAAATGGTTACGTACAGCTCACAGGCAGACAAGCTTACCTTCGCTAACGACCTTCTTATGGGAGGAGACGTACCTAGCTCAACACCAGCCACTAACGTAGTAGTACAGAACAACAACCAAGTACTCGTTCACCTACAGGATCGAGAGCGTTTTGCTAACTTCGTATCAGACAAGTACATCAAGACCTTCCTGGTTCCAGAACTACTCAAGAACGTTAAAGACGAGCACTTCCTACGCATTGTGGGAGAGCCAGACGACATCCTACAGATCAACGAGAAGCTTATTGCACTCAAGTTCCGAGATGAAGTCATCAAGCGTGCTATTGAGGGAAGCGTAGTAGACGTACTAGCAGGAGAGGAGCTACGTGAAGAAATCGCCAAGGAAGTAAACACAAAGAGCGCAAACCGTTATGTAAAGGTATTGCAGGGGTACTATGAGGAGCGTATTGGAGACATTGTTGTGCATATCGACAACGAGAAAAAGGACATGGCTAAGGTCGCAGGAAACACACTACAATACTTCCAGATGGTACAGAACCCAGCAGTACTAGATGATCCAGTAGGACGACTCTTTGTTACCAACTATGGTCGAGAGATTGGTATTGATACCGCATCACTTGAGCTAGCCTTCGCAAGACGACAAGCACTACAACAGCAAGGTGTTCCACAGGAAGCAGCACAGACAGGAAAGATCCCACCACAGAAGCAAGAACAAGACCCTCAACTAGCAGAAGTACTATAACCATATGGATAAACATCTTGTAGAAACATTTGTAACACACCCAGATTGGCCACTCATTGAAGAGTTCATAATCACGCATTTCAACAATGAGACAGACATAGAGGCCATTGACGCCACATTACCGTCTAGTGTTGTCCACGCTGAGGTCATAGCTAGACAGAGGATCCAAGACAGTATCATATCATTACAAGCTTTATTTAAGTCGACACGAGAAAGGTTCGGAAGAGAGCCAGTCTCGTACAAATAACATGCCAGCAAAAAAAGCAGTCAAGAAGACAGTCAAGAAGGCAGCCAAGAAGGTTGCAAAGGGAGCCATTTCGGCAGCTGAGATGAAAGCATTTCAGCAAAAAGGTTTTAATAAGTAGCAATTTAAGTAAGCACTATGTCAATCACATTTAAGCAAGACGGAGCAAAAGTAGGAGATGGTAACGTCCTCAATTTCCAGACTAGTAACACAGCTAAGATGGCTGTGACAGACACAGGAGATCAAATTAACGTAACCGTAGAGCCAGACGCATCAATACATGTTCCGTTTGCAGGGCCACAAGCCCTAACAGGTGCAGGAGCAGTTACGGTTACAGAATACTTTACATACGTTACTACTACTGGTGCAGATGCGCTAACACTAGCCGACGGTACAAAGGACAACCAGCTCAAGAAGATTATGATGGTAGGTGACGGAGGAGACGGAACACTAACACCAGCAAACCTAGCAGGGTTCACCACAATCACTTTTGCGGACGCAGGAGACACAGTAGAAATGCTATGGTCAGATGCCAACGGAGCATGGGGAGTAGGAGCTGTATACAACACAGTTAACCCAGCACTAGGAGGCCCAGCTTTAGCGTAAACTCAACTCAACATGGTTATGATTCCATTCAAAAATCCCTTATTCATCGAGTTATGATTCTCAGTATAAAAATCATTAATCCTTTATCATTATGGATGAAAATACAAATGAAGTGCAGGTGGAGACTCCTGTTGAGGAAACTCAAGAAAATCAAGAGCAAGATACTGATGTGGCTCAAGAGAACGCCGAGCTTAAAAAGAAGCTAGGTATCATGCAACGACAACTTACCAAAGCTGCTAAAGCTATGGAAAGTGAAGAAGAAGATAGTTCTGTTGCGGAACAAAAACCTATTAACAACACTCCAGAGAACGATAAACTTGAACGACTAGAACTTCGTGTCGAGGGTTACTCTCCATCAATGGTTGATGAGATCATGAAGCTTGGTGGCAAGTCCTTCCTTGCAAATAAGATAGGCGCGAAAGTAGTTGAGGAAATGGTTACCCAAGAGAAGGCAACCGCAGCTGCGTCCATCAAGTCAGGTACAGAAACCGCATTTGATAAGAAGTACTCTCAAGAGGATCTTAAGAACATGTCTATCGAGGAACTGGAAAAGATATTACCGCACGCTAACTAAATTACTAGCATTATAAGTTTATTAGTTTGTTGGCAAAGCGGCCAATACTATGGCATCAAACAACCTAACAACAGGTTTGACCGACCACATGAGTACTTTCTACGATAAAGTATTCCTAGAGCGAGCAAAGCTCATGCTTGTCCACGCAGTGGGAGCACAAGTTAAGAAAATCAAGCGAAACATGGGTAAGACTGTACAGTGGAACCGAATGACCCCACTAGCAGTTGCTACATCAGCTATCACTGAAGGAACTACTCCATCAGCAGTAGCTATGTCTACAACAGCTGTTTCAGCTGCTGCAGCACAGTACGCAAACTACACTCAGACTTCAGACCTATACGAATTGACTTCAATCGACGAAGGTCTTAAGGAAGAAGTAGACATCATGGGACAGAACGCTGGAGAAACTATCGACACACTCATCCGTGATGAGCTAGACGGTGGTGGAACTGCACAGATCGTAAACTCATTGGCTCTTACAGCTGTTACAGCTACAGACATCATCGATGGTGTTGAGATCCGAAAGGCTGTTCGAACTCTAAAGCTTAACAAAGCTCCTACTTTTGAAGGAGGACTCTACTACGGAATCATCTCAGTTACAGTAGCTGCAGACCTCCGTGGAGACAGCGAGTGGCTTGACGCTAACCGATACGTAAACGCTGAACTCATCAAGAATGGTGAAATCGGACGTTTGCACGGTGTTAAGTTCTTCGAAACTAACAACGAGATGGTATCAGCTGACGCTGGATCAGGTAACGTAGACATCTACACTACTTTTGTATTCGGAAAGCACGCTTACGGTATCGTTGACATCGAAGGTCAGTCAGAGCCAAAGATTCTTGTAAAGAATCCATCAGCTGGTGACACTAGCAACCCTCTAGACCTATACTCAACTGTAGGATGGAAGGTTCTCTTCGTCGCTAAAGTTCTTAACTCAGCATGGGTTATCGAGCTAAAGACAGCTGCTACAATGGGATCTAACTAAGGTTAAATCTTAATTGAGCTTATTTCTTGGGGGGACTACCAAACTAATCCTCCCAAGGAGTTTGGAAGTAAGCTCAGTTAGGTTGTGTTGCCAACCAATATTATGACTACAAAAGATTTTGAATTAAAGTTACAAAAAGAAATAGACGAGAAGCTGAACATCCGAGTAAACCCTAACCATGACGACATTGCAGGGGTGTATTGGGGAGATGAGTACGTGGGAGTAGCAGTACCACCCAAAGAGATTCACGAAGATGTAAGTTATGGGTACACAGACGCACTGGGAGTACCATACAAGACAATAGACACAGCCTTCGCTATGGTCAAAGGAAAGCTGGTATCATTAAAAGCCTTTTTAGCCGAAGAACAAAATGTCTAGTATTTTCAAAGTATGTATAGCCGACAACATTGTCGAAGAGAAGCTCAAGCAGTATTACGGTAAGGACTATAAGCTCGATTTGGACATTCGCTACCAAGTAGAGAGCGCAAAGACCAAGATCGACATCATTTTCACCAAGGACAACAAGGCACTGTGGATATTTAAGTACAAGAAGGAGTACTACATGAACGTTATCGACGGTATCTTCTTGAAAGACAAATACACAGTCCTCGATGTGTACACAACCCTTATCGAGAACGCCATTGCAAGCCTAAAAGCTATCAAGACTGCATGAAGATCTTAATGATCATGACTGACTGGGAAAGCCCCTACCGCCGTGCTACAGGAGAGTACGGTGGTATCGGCTATTACCGAACAATGAAACCAGCAGAGTATCTGAGGAAGATAGGCTGGGAAGTAGACGTTGCAGGCATGGAGCTAGCAGAGAAGATCGACCAAAACAACAGATTTGAGTCATACAAGAAGCTATTTATGCCGTATGACCTTGTGGTTATCAAACAAACAGATGTAAAGCAGTCTGGTGAGGTGATTGGAGCAGCGAAAGACCTCGGAGTGCCCATAATCATGGACTTAGACGACAATATCGTAGAAATATCCCCAGATAACCCAGTTTACGAGAAAGGTTATGGTGACGGAGACAAGGGAGTGAAGAAAGCACTAGCTGTAGCTGCTATGTCCATGGTAGATGGCCTGTTTGTCTCCACACAACCACTCAAGGACTACTATGAAGGCTACCTAAAGGACATTTTCAAGATAGAAATGCCTGTATTCGTGCTTCCTAACTGTTGCGACCCAGAAGATTGGAAGAAACAACCCAGAAACAAGGAAAATTATGTGAATATCGGTTGGCATGGCTCCATAACTCATGATAAAGACCTTTCAATAGCAACTCCAGCCATAAAGAAGCTCATAGACAAGTATGATGCTCACTTTGAGGTAGTAGGAGGGGTACGTGCAGACAGTGTGGATAAAGTATTCCATGGATGGGACGACAAACACTTTAAGAACCTCAACGGAGTGGCAGGAACACCATCATGGCGTGGATTCCCTGAGCTTCTTGCTTCAAGGAGATGGGATATAGCTATCGCTCCTTTAGTAAACGACGCTTTCAATCAATCCAAGTCGCACATCAAATGGCTAGAGAATTCGCTTCTAGGAGTGCCGACTATTGCTAGTGGAGTATATCCCTACAAAGAGCCAATACATGGCACAGAGACGATTGTGGACGGTCTGACGGGCTTTCTGGCGGAGGACGACGAATGGCAAGAGAAGCTGTCATACCTAATCAAGAACAAAACAGAGCGGAGGATAATGGGAGAACGTGCGAGAGAGTTTGTGACCGAGAATTGGACGTACGAAAAAAACGTACACTTATGGGACGAAGCCTTACGTAGTTTTCTATAATGAGGATGGGGTAGTCTAAGGACTCGCAACACCCTATCCTCTTTATAGTACGTTACGTACAAATATGGTATAATATAACAGACTAACGTTGCGATGGTCTCATTTTAACTATGGCAATACAATTCTCAGACACAACTAACAAGAACGGTCTAGTACAAGCTTGCGAAGACTTGTGCTTTGGTGGTGAATACACCAAAATCTCAGGAAACACTAATCTACTAGCTAGGTTTACTCGCTATATAAACGACGGGCTCAACAGAGTACAGTCAGTCATACTAGCCTCCGACACACGGTGGCAATTTGATGATAGCAACTATACTGATTATCCTATTGGTAACACAGACCTAGTAGCAGGACAGCAGGATTACACACTCGATGATGCACAGATGAAGATTGAACACGTGTACGTTAAGGACGCTAACGGAGACTTCCGTGTAGTACTACCGATTGATGAGCTAGATATTAAGGCATCAGGAGTATCACCGACAGAGTTTATGGAGTCAGATGGTCTACCTAAGTACTACGACAAGAAAGCTAACGCATTGTTCCTATACCCAGCACCAGCAGCCGCAGATGTTACCACTTCTGGGGGTCTTCGTGTTGCATATCAACGTGGGCCTAGTTACTTTGCTACCTCAGACACCACAAAGTCTCCTGGTATCCCAGAGCTATACCATGCGCTCATTTACCGAATTGCAGCATTTAATTACTTTATAGATTCAGTACAGACCAGTCAGGCAAAGAACATGAAAGTTATGATCGAAGAAGAGGAGGAAAGGATCAAGGCATTCTACAACACGAGAGACAAGGACGATCGACCCCAATTACGAGTTAAGCGCGTCAGTTACGTATAAGGCTTATGGCAACATGGGACAACAACGAGAAGCCAGGAATGGCAGGAGGAGGATGGGACTACAATGAGCCAAACATGACATACGATGAAGACATTGACCCAGATTCCCAATTAACAGTTTATTACAACGGGGTAGGTACTGTCCCAGCCTGGACAGACGTATCCAAATCATAGTATGACTATAGTTTATCCAACCAGCCTTGATTCGTTCTCGAATCCTACGGGCTCAGACAAAGTAAATAACACGACAGACGCACTGAAGCACGCTACTCAGCATGCAGATGCTAATGACGCTATTGAAGCCCTCCAAGCCAAGGTGGGTATTGATGCTTCCACACCTTCAGCTACTAAGGTTCTAGGAGGAGATGGGGCAGGACAGTCTACATGGCGTACCGTAAAGACAGAAGACATTGACGCTACAGATAAGTCAGGATCAGACGCAACAATCATCACGGGAACAGCAGGAACCAACGGTAACGCTTCTCAATGGAACGCAGACGGGGACCTCGTAGACGGTCAAGTAATGCCAGCGTCAGATATTGTGGGTATTTCAGATACACAGACACTTACTAACAAAACAATCGGAGTGTCACAGCTTTCAGGGACCGTAGCTATTGCCAACGGAGGGACGAACGCGTCTACCCAAACTGAAGGGTTTGACAATCTAGCTCCGACAACAACAAAGGGTGACCTTGTCGTTCATGATGGGTCAGATAATACGAGAGTCGCGGTGGGGTCTAACGACCAAGTGCTTGTTGCAGACAGCGCAGAGTCGGCTGGTGTAAAATGGGCAGCTGTTGGTACGCTGCAAACAAATAAGGTGCACCTTACAACCTCAGATACTACAGCATCTGGGTCTACGTCGGAGACCTCTTTGGGGTCGTTTACTTTGAATGGCAACACACTAAGCACCAGCAACATTGTCAGAGTTACTTTTTTCTTAACAGGGGGTAACTTGCGGAACGGTGGGTCTGACCATGCTTTTAAGGTAAAATACGGTTCAACAACTTTAGCAAGCCATACTCTTGGGGAGACGGGGGCTAGTGAACTAAGTTACACGGGTAAGGTTGTACTGAATCTTTATGGAAATGGCGGCACAAGCGCACAGGAATCTCACTCTGAGCTCCATGCATCCTTAGGGCCTACAGCTATAGGTAGTGGGGCATCTGGAATTTCTAATACATACGTAGTAGCAACAGGGTCAGCTACTGAAGACAGCACGACCAATTTAGATATTGAGTTAACGGTCCAGTATTCAGTTACAGCTGGTTCAAACACGGTTACATGTTCTGCTATACTTGCGGAGTTAATTTCATAGGAAAATATGACACCAGAAGAGAAACAACAATTTGAAGACATGCGGAGGCAGCTTGAAGAAGTAAAGAAGATGCTTGAGTCAGTCCTGAATGTCCACAACGACGATTTCATTGAAAAAGTTGTTGACAGTCGGGTGAAGAGATTTGCTGACGTCACTGACTCTGATGTAACAATTGTGGCAGTAGACAGCAACGGTGACAGTGTGAGCGTGTATGATTTTCCTGATAAGTGGAAAGTGTTCGAGTATAAGGGTGCGCTCTACAGGATCCCTGTTTATTTAGAAAGTAGATTTTAATTATTATGTCGTTTGAGATTCCAGGCCCACAATCAAGACAGTTTCAACAGTACAACCGCAGTAACCTCTTCGGGACTCTTGATAGTACATTTAATATTGACTTAAACACTAACCAGGGGGCCGTGAGAACTACTGGCATGATTAAAGCTTTCGATGAAGACACTGAATCAGACTTCGAGGAACTAGCAGCAGTAGAGTTCTACGGCAACGATGTGTACCTACTGTCTGCGAATAATGTTTACAAGTCTGCGACACCCTTCCCGAGTAGTGGGTTCACCAAGGTTGCGACACCAGCGTCTGTGGAGGTGCTCACTGCAGACATGAAAGAGTTTAATGATTATGTGTATGTTTCTACTATCCCCCAACTAGGTGGGACGATGTTCGTCTATAAATACGATGGGAGCTCATGGACTACTGTTGGGAGTATTGGGAGCGCAGATGGGAACACTTTGTTGGAGAAGTTCGGGGACAGTATTTATGTTGTGCTTAACTTTGTTGAAGTGCGAGCAATATCTAAGGCTGATGTAATCTCTACTACTACGGGTACACTAGACTTGGCGCTACCTACAACATACCCAGACGGGTACTCTATTACAATGCTCAAGGCTGCTAACGACAAGCTCTGGATTGGTCTTACTGGAGCAGGGGGGAATAAGGGTCTTGTATACACATGGGACGGTTCAACACAGAACACGCCAACATCACGTTTTGATCTCGATTACGGGGTTGTGGCGGGTATTATAAAAGATGGTATCCCATATGTTGTGGACGCTATCGGGCGACTGATGCGTTTTAATGGTGCGTCTTTCACAGAAGTAGCAAAACTACCTATAGGCCCGTACCCACTGGAGGGTAATGAACAAGAGGGGCACTTTAAGTGGATTCACCCTAACGGGATAACTATTAAGGACAACGAGATTCTCATAAATATAGCCAACGACGTTGGAGGGCTAGACACAACACCAGAGAAGCTACCTTCTGGTATTTGGGCGTATAATGAAACAAACGGTCTATACCACAAGCACTCGGTTACCGCATCAGATAGTGGAAGTAAGTTAGATTACGGGCAGAACCAGATTGACCGAGCTGGAGCACTAAAGTATATAGCACCATCGAATGGCTCAACCTCAGCGAATGGGGATATAGTTGCTGGAGGGGTGTTCTACCCTGGGTCTTCGGGAACACGAAAGTACGCTGTGTACTACAACGACGTTCTGGACACAACACAGAAGTATGGATACTTTACTACTATAAAAATCTTTGGGAATATTGAGGAAAGTTGGAGCAAAGTTTATGCCACATATAAAAAATTACTCAACAGTGGAGACAAAATTGTGGTAAAATATAGGACAGAGGAGGACGTCCCCACTCAGGCAGACATTACTTGGGTAGATACGGACACATTCACAACGACTGACAATGTTTCTGCGTATGCAGAGGGTGACGAAGTTGAGATAGTGCGCGGAGAGGGTGGAGGTAAGTGTGCGCACATATCGTCTATCTCAGAAGCGGGAGGAACGTACACAGTAAACCTAGACGACACATTCACTGGGGTAACCACGAACACAGCAATAGCGAGGTTCTCTAAGTGGGTTAAGGCAGGAGAAACAACCTTCGACGACGGAATGCAATGGAGAGCCTTCGGAATGCCAGTCAAAAATAGATCACCTTGGGTACAGTTCAAAGTGTGTATGCAATTCACTGGGGAGAATGAACTATATAAATTAAAAGCCATCAACGAGTCCACCGTTAAAGAATAATATGGATGAAAACTTAGCACAAAACCAAACAGAGACCACACCAGTAGCTGACACGACAGCAGTGGACACTACTCAACTAGAGCAACCACCAGTTCAAGTTGAACTACCAGAGCCACAACCTTTTTCGTTGGATCAACTATTCGGTGAGATAGACGAGTCACGTGTACAAGAGCTGCAGTCAAGCGATTCTGCTCTTATGTCTCGACTAGCAGAAGCGATGGGGGAGCAATCTCGGCAAGGTCAAAAGGTAGCAGCATTTGAAGAAGCTGCTGGCCTTTCTGGGCTGCGGAGTGAGCTTACAGACATCGAGAATGAGCTACGACAAAAGAGTCTAGGGTTTAAGCGAGATCTAGAAGCCCTACAGGATGCCACAGGGCTTACAGCAGCACAAAAGAATGCACGCCTAGAAGACGTGTCGCGAAGGCAGAACCGAGAACTAGCAGACCTAGAGGTTATCCGCCAATCTCGTTCTGGTAGGTTTGAAGATGCTCGTGCAGCGGTTGATCGAAAGGTGGAGCTGATGGTCGCCGACCAAAAAGCTAAGGTGGAGAACCTAAAGTTCTTTATTGAGCGCAATGATGATCTACTTTCGACCGCACAAAAGGCCGTGCTTGATCAACAATTGAAAAGGCAAGACTTCGAGATGCGCAGAGTTGAAAGGAACGCCACTAATCTTGAAAATGCAAAACTTGACCTCATGAACAATATTATGGCGAATGGTGGAGGAAATGAACTAGTCAAGAGGGTGCAGTCTGCGGAGTCCATATCAGATGCAATCAGCATTGCTGGGCGGTTCGGGTCATCACTACAGACACAATTACAGAGAGCGCAGTTGAACAAAATAAACATGGAAGTCGCATCTATGGAGGCTCGTGAACGGGCTATAAAGCAGGGTGAGGTGAGACTAGACAAAGATCAGGTAAATATCGTGATGAAGCTGCAGGATGATTTTGACAAGCAATCAGGAGAATTTATTAAACAAACAGATGCGTACAACAGAATATTGGCATCAGCAGAGGAACCGAGTGCAGCTGGTGACTTGGCTTTGATTTTCAATTACATGAAAGTGCTTGATCCAGGATCCACTGTGCGTGAGGGTGAATTTGCCAATGCACAAAACGCGGCTGGGTTACCAGGTAAAATTAGATCACTCTATAACAAGACAGTAAGTGGGCAAAGATTGAATGAAGAACAAAGGTCAGACTTTGTGGATCGTGCTGAGTTGTTGTACAAAGCTGGCTATACCCAGCAGAAATTACTAGAGAGTCAGTTTGAAAAACGAGCTGCGCAGTTGAATGTACCAGGGGATTATGTGATACGAGATGTTGCCTCTGTGTCGTTTGATGGAGTTGCAGGTATGGAAGAGGGAGCCAAGGGAGCAGCAGAAATAAAAGACACAGTTACAGACGCGTATACTTCTAACCCACAAATCCGTCCGATTATAGAGTCATTGTACAGTGCGAACTTTACAGATGCTCAAGTGTTGGAATATTTACAAATTAACAACCAAATTGACTAACATGCTTACCCCAGAACAAATCAAACAAATGGATGCTATTACTGGGTTCTCAACACCAGCAACTCAAGGTACTGGGAGTACCAGAATTAGTGAACTGCAGGAACTTGTGGCACAAGAGGACGGGAACATCGGAACTGGATTTGAACCAGCTCGCGAGTTTGAGCCAAGAGAGCCTATTAAAAATATCGGTCGCACACTTTTGAATATTCCAAGGTCTGGGAAAGAGCTTGTTAAAGCTGTGGGTGGGGCTATCACACACCCAAAACGAACAGTAAAGGCAGTAGTTAGTGCTGTTAAGGGAGCAGGTGAGGCAATCGGCGAAGCTGCGCTTGAAAAAACTGAATTTGGGAGACGTTTCTTGGAAATGGCTAACCAGCGTCGTATCGAACAAGGTTTGCCAGAACTACAGCGTGATGCCCAAGGGAACCTACAGGCTGAGGGCACACAAGACCTGGAAACAGCAAAACAGATAGGTGCATTTTTCAAGGAGCGTTACGGTGGGATTGAGAACGTGAAAGAAAGCGTTGTTGAAGATCCAGTGGGTGTATTGGCTGATGTCGCAGCAGTTGTTTCAGGTGCAGGTGCGGCAGTGAAGGGGGCTGGAACTGTTAGTAGGGTAGGAAGAGTGTCGCAAGTTGGTGAGGCAATCACTAAGGCAGGGCAGGCACTAGAGCCGCTGTCTGTGGCAGGGAAAGCTGCATCTCAGTCTATTAGCTTCTTGTCTAAGTTTCGCCCTAAAAAGGGTGGGGCAATATCTGAGATAGCGTCAGACGTGGCTCCGTTTTCAAGGTCTGCTATAACCGAAGGGGGTGTAGTTAAAGCTTTAGATCTTACACCTGGGGATGTGTCAACATTTGAAAAACTAACAGGTAACAAGTTGAGCGATTTTGTGCTGAAAGAAACACGTGCTAACACACAAAAGGGCCTACTGAGGGATCTTGAAGAATTAAAAATAGTGTCAAAAGACCAGGTGAGGAGCTTGATTGATGGTGTAGAAAAAACATATACAGGAGACCAGGTTGTACGTGTTACCCAAACACTAGACATGCTAGAAGATGTTTATAAGAGCCTACCAGCAGGAAACGAGGACATAATTAAGCAGATACAAGATCTGAAGGCCAAGGGTACGTACACATTGAATGACTTCCAAACTACAAAAGAACTATTGGACGACTCTTTTGGGAATAAAATCTTTGATAAGACAGGAGGAGTTAAAGACAGCGCAAGAGCAAGAGGTGCAGCTAATATAAGAAGGGACATTAAGACATTTATTGAAGACGAAGTGTCAGCCAATATCGGAGGCGATAAAGGGAATGTTATTAAGGAACTAAATAATAAGGTTCAGTCTTCGTTTGAGCTTGAAGAGATGGTTCTCAAGAGGGCTGCAAAAGACCTCACACGACAAGGTGCGACAGTCTTCGAGTTATTATTGGGTGTAGGAGGTTTCTCACAATTTGGGGTGAGCGGCGCATTAGGGGTTCTTGCTGCAAAAAAACTTACGGAGTCACCAGCATTTAGATTATCACTAGCGCGAGCAGTGAGTAGCTTGAACAAGGGTGTCGTGAAAGATCTTGCCAAGCAAGCAAAGAGCGGAAAGTTCACTGAGGAGTCATTGAAAGTCTTGGACGCGCTAAAAGAAGAGGCAGCAGCTAATGCCCAGTTTATAGAATCAGGAGCGCAAGGTTTACGATCGGCAACCGAAGATGGCGACCAATAGTAGAAATGCACCTATAAATATCAGGAATCCTAATGCAAAATTTAGTATAAACATACCCTCACACTACCAAACATTACCAAATTGTCAACACTTTATCCACATATGGCTACAAAACAACAAAAACGAACAAAAGATCTACAAGAACTTGCTGCCCTCGGCGGGGCTGACAAGGAACTTTTGTTGCTAGATAAAATCCACGAACTAGAAGACGTAATGGAAAAGGAAACGTCTGTTTTGGGTACGCTAGACAAGGTGCGTGGTAAAGATGGTAAGGATGGGCGTGATGGTAAGGACGGTGCTCAAGGCCCTCGGGGTGTTCAAGGTATCAAAGGCCCTAAGGGTGACAAGGGTGACGCAGGTAAAGACGGCAAAGATGGGAAGGATGGTGTAGACGGTAAGGATGGTCGTGATGGTGTTATCGCAGACCTTAACCTACTTGCTGGTAAAGTAGCCACAGTAGTAAACAAGCTACGTGGAGACCAACAACTAGATGCACGCAACCTCAAGAACCTACCAGATGCAGCCAAGGAAGTATTGCTTACAGACGACGTTGTAGCAGAGTTTCGCAAGAAGATAGGCTTTGTACCCAACCCATACGCTGGAGGCTCAGGAGCGACGTTTTTGAGCTCTATGAGGGACGTTAACAAGGCTTCTGTACAAGGAGCAACCAACAACCAGGTACTAGCCTACAACTCAACAACTAAAAAGTGGGAAGCCCAGACCAATAGCTCTGGTGGGTTTACAATGGGCGATACTATCACAGGAGGTACAGACACACGCGTGCTATTTAACGATGGGAATACAGTAGGGGAAGACGCAGAATTTACATACAACAAAACAACAAACGCCCTTACTGTAGACTTGGCAACAATCCACACACCAGAGACCAACTCGATAATAATAGGAACAGTAAGCCCATCACTCTCAAGCGCAGTAAGTAACACCTTCCTAGGTATTAACGCAGGAGCAGCTTTGGTTGGGGGTGACTTTAACACAGCCATGGGTAAAGAGTCTTTGCAGTCAATGACAGGGGGTGGGTCAAACACTTCTATTGGTTCAGCTGCAGGTTCAGCAATAACAACAGGAAGCAACAATACACTTCTTGGGCGTAATGCTGGTAACACATTGCTAGACGGGGACGAGAACGTGGTTATCGGTAGTCAGGCAGACGTAACATCAGAAACAAACGGGTCTATAGTTATCGGTGCATCAGCAACAGCCACTGCGGACAATCAGCTAGTTATGGGTAGTGAGGCGACATTCGTAACAGATGTGTACATTGGAGAAGGAGTTACAACTACTACCCCAGCAGACATCACCTACCACGGGTCAGATGCGTCAGGCACAGATGTTGCAGGGGCAGATATGATACTGCAGCCGTCACGAGGAACAGGAACAGGAGTAGGTGGAGACTTTGTGGTTAAATACACACCAGCAGGTACTACAGGTAGTTCGCTCAACGCAGCAGCAGAAGGCTTAACTATAGCAGGTGCAGATGGTCGCAACTCAGCTACAGGATTCCTAAACTCAGCAGCATCAGGGGGAGAGGTGCTATTCCATAATCACACACTCTCACTAGCTACATCAGGGACACAATCAGGCACAGACTACTTTGCATCAGGAGGCTCTTTGAACCTTACAGGTACAGGAAACATGACCGCAGACGTCACTAATAACGCCATCTGGGCAGCTAACGGTGGCGCGGTTAAAACCACAGGGACACACACATTCAACACACCTATCGTTGGTACAGCAGGTAAAGCCATGATTTCTGGTGGAGCTACACTAACAAACCTAATCGGTATGGTAGGGGTTGGGGTAGACGCAGGGGCAGGAACCGTCACAAATATGATGGGTGTACTTGCACAGAACATAAAGGCAGGTGGTTCTACAATAACCAACATCATCAACTACGGTAGCTCGGCTATCACAGGTGCTTGTACTAATGCCATGGGAGTCAATGTTGCAGCAGCTACAGGAGGAACCAACAACTTTGGTATTTTGATTGACGCAATGGCAGGTACTAACACCTCAAACTTTGGTATCGACATTGGCAACGTTTCAGGAGCAGCAGTAAACTACGCTATCCGAACAGGTACTGGGATAGTTGATTTTGGTGATGACACTAATATTACAGGTGACCTAGATGTAACAGGGAACATTACAACGCAATCTGGAGGTAACCTGACCCTAGACGGAACACTTAGGGTAAACGGAGCAGGAGCCTCAGATGTAACAGGTGACTTTAACATGAAAGCTAGTGCTACGGTCGCTGATGACCTCCAAGAGGCACAGGGAGCTAACACTGCAGCAACTACCAACCTATCACTAGGGCAGACAGGTAACGCATTCAAAATCACAGGCACAACCACGATTGACTCGCTATCAGATACAGCGTGGCAAGATGGTTCTAGGGTTATGTTGTACTTCTCTAATGATATTACCGTCACGAACGCAGCAGCAGGACTTACAGGGGACGACAGACAAATAGTTTTACAAGGTGGGCGTGACATGCAAGCACAAGACGGAGATGTTTTGGTACTACGCCTCATGACAAACGTGTGGGTAGAGCAGTCACGACAGTGTGCTCTAGAGAAGTACCCAGACGTTACAGCCTCAACCCACACACCACGAAACACAAGCAAGTTCTTCAGTGGGGACTGCGCATCAAACGCTATCACCTTCAACCTACCAACCGCAGCTAGTTGTCAGGGTCACGAGTTTACATTTGTGAAGACAGACTCAGGTGTCAACACAGTAACGATTGACGGTAATGGTTCAGAAACTATTAACGGAGCAACTACTCAAACGCTATCCAACCAGTACGACAGCATGACCATATGGAGCGACGGCGATGAGTGGTTTATAAAGGCACAAGGGTAATCACCAAATATGGTATAATATAGATATGGCACGATCAATAAAATTCAAGAACGAATCACAACGCGACAAGCCTCGTGGGGAGCGAGCAGTCATTATTCCTACAGCCGACACTGAGATGACTATTGCAGAGATAGAAAGGGAGATTGCAAAGTACACAGTGTTCAAAGAACGAGCGCAAGCGGAAGTAGATGCGCACACTTCAAAGGTTACAGAGCTTCAAGCAGATTTAGACGCTGCTGAGGCATTGTAAATTATTAACTAATGTAAAAAACATTATGGAAACACCAGCAAAAATGCAAGCAGTTATTGAAGCAATCGAAGAGTTGCGAGTAGCAGCAGAAGCAGAGAAAGAACAACTTATCGCTATGAGTAGCGATCACGAGTACTTCAAGGTATACGTAAAAGCAGAAGCATGCGCACAACAATGTGGAGAAACACTTGCAGCAATGCAAGCAGGACAATAGCCTTTTCTTATAGCCCCTTTACGGGGGTTATATAGAGCAGGTTTGCTCATACGCTTATGAAAGACGAGTACGTTACAAGAGATTGGGTAATACGCTTCACTCTTTGGGTTATAGGTATCCTTGGGGTGCTTTCTATGTCGTTATTCGCAGCTAACCTTGTGAGTAATGTACGCTTACAACATGATGTCGAAGTGTTGCAAGAGATTTTATTAAATACTGAGGTGATAGTAATTGATGAGCACTAAACGAAAAACAGCAAAGATGAA